CGGCGAGTTGGTGCGGGAGGACACCGGGGATGCCGCTGTCGCCGGCCATCAGAGCTTCGCCGCCTGCGCGTCCAATTGCTTCGCCTGCCCTAGGAGGGTGCTGATCTGGTGCTGCAGCCCCGCGATTCGCTGCTTGAGGGTGGCGTGGTGGGCGTGGGCCTTGCGGTGCGCCGCGGCGGCCTTGCGGGCGGCGGCGACCTTCGCGGAGACGGGCTTCTTCACGGCGGCGTGGTGGGCTGCCTTGGCCGCCGCGGCGGACTTGACGGCGGCGGCGTGGGCGTGCTTCTGCTGCGCCTGCAGGGTGTGCAGCTGCGTTTCGAGCTTCCTGGCCTGCGCCCGGTCGGCGGCGGCGCGGGCGTGCAGGGCGGCCTTGCGCGCCTTGATCGCGGCGGTGGCGGGGTGGGCGGCCTTCGCCGGAGCCTTAGCGGGGGCCTTGGCCGGGGCTTTCGCGCCGCTCTTGGCGCTGGACCCGCCGCTGCTGGTGCCGAACTGGCCGCCGGTCGCCGACCCGGCGGGGACGTGCGTCATGTTGAACCGCTGCGCCTGGGTCGCGCCGGACGCCCACGACGCCGCCCACCGGGCGGCCCACGTGTCAGCCATCCCGGCCCCACTTTCTGCGCGCCGTGGTGTGGAGGTCGTCGTAACAGCGGCGGTGGGCGAACCCGCCGGGAACCCAGACGTACCCGCGCCAGAAACCGGCCAGCATCCCGAAGATCGTCGGCCAGCTCATGTCACGACCACGCGGGAGCGGCTCACGGCACACCGGGCACGTGTCAGCCATGGCCGTTCGCCCCTTCCAGTGCCCGCCGCGCGCTGGCCGGCCGCGGTGTCGGCCGCGTGTTGTTGCCGCCGTCACCCGGGCTGGTGCTGCCGACCGGGAGCCTGGGCATCGCCCCCGCCGGCAGCGGGTCCGCCGCCGCGCCGGGCGACTGCTGCGGCAGCAGGTGCTGAACCGGCAGGTTCGGCGGCGGCGGCGGGACTGGCGCGGCCTTCAGCTGCGTCAGGTCCCCCGACTCCACCGCCGCGACCGCCGACTCGTGCGTGTATCCGGCCTGCACGTGCGCCAGCAGCGCCTGCGCCCGCACCAAGGCGGCCTGCGCCCGCGCCGTCTCGCCCTCCTGCAGCGCCTGGATGTCGGTGGTATCGAACCACAGCCGGTTCCCCGGCGGGACGTCCGTGATCTTCTCCAGCGCCCCGCACACGCTGCGCCACTCCGGCCGCGCCCACAGGTTCGCGAACTTCGTCATCGACTCGGCGAACCCCCGCCCGGCGCCCCGCAGCGGCTCGAGGCCCACTAGGACGCCCGGCACCGCGCACGCCGCCAGCATCCGCTCCGTCCCCACCGCCGACACCCCGGAGAAATCCATCTGCGACAGGCTGTTGCCCACGATCGTCGCGTCAGCGCCCTGGTCCAGCACCAGCGTCTTCCCGGCGTTATCGGTGCCGCCGTACCGGGCCTGCATCCGCTCCCGGATCGAGTCGACGGTGGACGACTGGAGCTTCTGCGCGTACTTGATCAGCAGGTTCGGGCTCGCGTTGTTCTGCAGGTAGCGGATCTTGTACCGGGACATGTCGTCGTCGCCCTGCACGTCCCGCGTGACCGGGGTCAGCGGGGACATGCCGCGGAAGTCGGCGGCCGGGTCGCAGATGGGCGCCCAGTGGACGCATTCCTCCGCCGGGACGAGGAACCCGTCGCTCCGGCTGAGCGGCGACTTCGGCTGCTCGAACCAGTACCCCGCCGGCCGCCGGTACCAGCCATTGGGCTCGACGCGCACCACCTCGCTGACTACGGTCACCCAGTCTGGGCGCAGCCGCACCAGCCGGTCCTCGCCGGGCGGGTCCCAGATGTAGGCGTTCCCCGCCAGGAACGCGTCCTGCTCCATCCGGGCCAGCAGGTGTCCCGTCGTCGAGTCCGGCCCGAACGGCGTCTCCAGCTTCGCCAGCGCCGTGGTCCCGAACAGGTGCCGGTCGTCCTTCGCCTGGAACTGGAACCTGGCCTCGGAGAACAGCGACATGCGGACGAGGATCGCGGCGAAGATGATCGCGTTCGACGAGTTCGCCTGCTGCGCGAACGCGGCCAGCTGCGGCAGCACCGGCTCCCGGTCCGGGGAGCCGTAGGAGGTCGTCAGGACCGACGCGCCGCTGGCCTGGCCCTCCCAGTAGCCGGCGCGCCTGATGAGCCGGTCCCAGAGCCGCGTCACAGGCCCTCGACCACTTCCACGCTCATGCCGCTGTCGAGGACCACGACGTGCACGTCATCGGGGAGGCCGAGGCCGACGCGAACCCGCTCGAGCAGATGGGCCGCCGTGGCAGCGTCAAGCTTCGCGGCGGCGCGGATGACGAGCCGGTCACCGGGCTTCACCGTCAGCCGCTGAACGTCGGTGATCTCAGGGAGGTTCACCCGGCCCGCCGTGCCCTCTCCAGGATCGCGTGCAGCGTCGCCGGCTCAACCGCGTCCGCCTCCCGGCGGTCCGAACCGTCATCGAGGCGCAGCGCCCAGAAGCCCACGGCCACGCTGTCAGCGATCACGCACAGCCCGAGGCCGAGACGGCCGGTCAGCCACCCGCCGGCCAGGATCCCGGCCAGGGACAGCAGCAGCAGGACAACAGACAGCCGCATGAGCTACCCTCCAAATCTGGCCAGAGTCCTTGATAAGCCGCGCGGCGAGAGCCGGAGCAGTGCCCATGTAGGACTCTGGTCAGACCTGCCAGACGCCGGGCGTGGCCAGCTCCTCCCACCGGCAGAACGCCCAGCACGCCAGCGTCGCCGCCACCAGCGGCCCCTGATCAACCGCCACCTTCGGATCCCACGCCTGCGCGCCCGCCAGGGGTCTTTGCTGCGCGGCCCGCACCGCGGCCGTCAAAGGGGGCTGATCCAGGTGCTCAAGGCCCCCGTCGTTCACCAGGTCCAGGAACTCGCCGTGGGCCACGGCCACGTCCTGCGCCGTCACCTGCAGCACCAGGACCCCCGCCTCGGCCAGCGGCTTCACCAGCGTCCCCGACTGGGACTTCGGGTTCACCACCACGGCCACCGGGTCATGCTTCACGTACATCTCGCTTATCAGAGCCACCATCAGCCGCGGATGGCAGTAGAACGGCGGCGGCAGGTCGACCAGGATCTTCCCCGACCCGGACCGGCCGGCCGCCACGATGGACCCGTGCTTGCGGTCTTCGGAAATGGCGCACCCGAACGCGACTTCGCCGCTCACAGCGCCCCCTGCCGCACGGTGGCCGCGCCCCACGTGTCCTGGCCGATCACTTCCCACTCCGCATCGACGTCACGGGGCACCCACTGGTTCAAATAAGCCCGGCGGAACTCGTTCAGCTTCCCGCCATCCCGCGCCTTCTCGTACTCGGTGCGGATCGCGTCCTCGGTGATCGTGTACCCCAGGGCCGGCATGCACGCCCGCCACACCTCCGGGTCACCGGGGTCAGCGCCCTCCGGGGCTGACCACTCGAAATACGCGATGCCCCGCTGGCGGCCCTCCGTCGCGACCAAGCGGCCGAGGTCGACCTTCTCGTGCAGGTACTCCGACCCGTCGGCCCACCCGGCCGTCGAGATCCACGCCAGCAGCTTGTTCGCCCGCGTGATCATCGCCGGGCCGAACGCCTGCTCCAGCCGGAAATCCCGGTGCGCGAACGCCTCGTCGATGTACGCCTCGTCCAGCGTCGTACCGTGCCCGGCCTTCTCCGTCGAGGACTCCAGCCCCCACCGGGACCGGTTCGCGAACCGGATGTGCTCGTTCCCGTTGCCCTTGTGGACCCCGATCCGGCCCTTGAAGTCCCGGGCTGCCTCCAGGTCGGCGACGAACTCCTCTTCCCACTTCTCCCGGGCCTTGGAGCGCGTCTGCGCCGTGTAGACGACCTGCTGCCGGGCCCCGAAGAACTTCGTTGCCGTGCAGCGGTGCGTGGCCTTCGCCTCAACCCACGTGGATTTCCCCGACTGCCGGGGGACGGTCAGGCCCATCTCCTGGTAGGCCAGCCGGCCGGTGTCCGGGTCGATCTCCATGACCACGTCGGCGACGAGCCGCTGCCACGGCATGAACGGCTTCCCCAGCCGCCGCGCCGTGGCGTCAACCGCGCCGCCGAGCGTCGGCCGGTCAGGGTTCCTCCGGGTCCCGAACCTGGGCGGGCAGTTCAGGGGTGGACAGCTCATCCGCGAGATCGTCGTTACCGTCATCAGCCAGCCTGCTCAGCTCCGCGAGGTTCGCGCGCAGCTCCCGGTTCACCGCCGCGGTCGCCAGCCCCGCGCCGTCATCGAGCACGCGCGCCAGGTTGTACGACATCTCAGACAGCGCCTCGCCCATCGGGTGCGCTGTTATCAGCGCGCGGATGTCAGCGCGGACTTTCCGCTCGACCGGGCCGATGCGCCTACGCGGAGTAGTCGTTTTCGTCCCCCCCTCCCACGCTTTCAGCCCCCCCTCCCACGCTGGAGAGTTTTAGATGGC